GTGGTAGCAATGGGGACAAGGTGGGCTTCGCTGTAGAGCGGCTGGACACCGAACGCCGACAGCTTCAGAGGATGGAGACGGACCTGTGCAATTTGCGTGTTGAGGCCACCCGGCGGGCATACTGCCTGATGGCCGAGCCGGAATGCGCCGAAGCGATTTGCGAGCACTATGTCATAGGAAAATCTCACAAGGAAATCGCAAAAGAAGTCGGCGTGTGCGGGGAAGATGTGGTCTACCGGCGAATCAAACGCGGATGTATGGCCTTGGCCGAGATATGGGACGAGTTTTCTGACGTGCAAATTGTACAACATGCACAAGAAAACACAGCGTGATTTTGGAAGGGGTCAGCTCTTTTCAAGTCTGCAAGCTTGGATGTAAAATTCTAATAAGCGGTTCAGCGCTAAGCGGTAGCCGCTTGCCACGCAGCCTCCAGAACGGTCCCTTCCTTGTAACAGGTTTTCATGCTTTCCTGTTCTCCTTCACCGTTTTGCGGGCTGCTTCTATGCGAGGTTTGGGAAGCCACATAACAGACTGGCAGTTTTGTGGAACGGTTCGACTCCGTAACCTCGCACCGTATGGCGCATGGACTCATCCCCCACAAAGCTGCACGCTTAACCTCCCGTGCCACGAGAGAAAGCTTTGAATCCCTGAGGGTGTGGGTAGACTTCCCGACGGGATGTGCGTCAAACAACAGCCCTGGCGGAGAACCAGGGCTGTTTTATATGGCCGCCTGAGCGCAGTACGGAGCGCGTGTCAGCTGAGATATTGCTGGCTGGTTCGAGTCCAAGGGCGGTGTTTTATACTCCGGTAGCTCAAGTGGTAGAGCGGCGGTCTCCAAAACCGCATGTTGCAGGTTCGAGCCCTGCCGGGAGTGCTTGCATGATCTGACGAGAGCGGGGAGTGCAATAGCGGGGCATCCAGCCGCGAAAGTTCTGGACGCAGAGGCTTTGAGCCCGACAAGCAAAGCCTCTTATTATATGCCGTCATAGCTCAATAGGCAGAGCGCCGCCCATTTAAGGCGGGACAACATTGGTGATACCACGGGAACATCACTGCACAGCCAACCACTGCGCACATCCATTCCGTGGGTGCTGGTTCAAATCCAGCTGGCGGCTAGCGTGATTTTAGAGTGTCCACTGTGGACACTTTTGGAGAGGAGGCATACAAATGTTTGAGCGCTTGAAAGAACTGATTTGCGACATGGCAAAGTTTTTGACGCGTCTCGGCGCTGGCCTTATCCTCTCGGCCTTACCGATCAGCAACAAAGAAAGCCACTTTGTGCGCTATGCGCGGCGTTTCGGTTTCCGTGCAGACCACACAAAACGCGAGCCTCGGGCAGAGATCGGAGGCCGTGGCTGTATCCAAGGAGCACGGCCTGCTATCCGTGCGGATTAATCGCTGATGATACAATACGATCAAAAACCGGCTTTTTGCATGATGAGCTCCATGCAGCAAAGCTGGTTTTTCTTATGCCGCTTTAGCTCAGTCGGCCAGAGCATCCGGCTCATAACCGGACGTGTGCAGGTTCGAGCCCTGCAAGCGGCACATTCGATATTTTGACCGTTCGGATTTTCCGGGCGGTTTTTATTTTGCATGAGTTTAGAGAGGTGGTGGCGGTGGCCTACAGCAAAAACAAAAGGATAGGCAGACCGCCCGTCTTTGAGAGCAAAGAAGAACTTGAGAAAAAAATCGAAGAGTTCTTCAAAAGCTGCGAAGGGAGCGTCCTAGAAGACGAAACCGGAAAGCCTGTTTTGGACAAATACGGAAACGTGATAAAAATCGACGAACGTCCAGAAACGGTCACCGGTCTAGCTTTGGCGTTGGGGTTTAAGTCTCGGCAATCTTTGATTGACTATCAAGGAAAGGCTGAGTTTTCTGACACGATAACGCGCGCGAAGCTTCGATGCGAGAGATACGCCGAAGAACGGCTCTATGATCGCGACGGAAACGGCGGGGCAAGATTCAGCTTGCAAGTTAATTTTGGTTGGAGCGATAAGCCAAAAGAAGCGGAGCAGGAAGAGCGTCACGATGATGGTTTGATAAAGGCATTGAACGCCGCAGCAGACCTCAGCCCGCCGGATGACGTGGAGATGCTGCCAAAGGAAGAGGCCAACGATGCGGAAAAGTAACGGTTTTCGCTGGAAAGCCCTCAGCCAGCGGCAAAAGCAGGTCCTGAGCTGGTGGACACCGCAGAGCGCATATAGCGGATACAACGGCATCATTGCCGATGGCGCTATTCGCTCGGGCAAGACCTTTGCCATGAGCTTTTCGTTCGTACAGTGGGCAATGACCTGCTACAGCGGCCAGCAGTTCGCCATGTGCGGCAAGACCATCGCCAGCTTCCGGCGCAACGTGCTTGGCACGCTCAAGCAGCAGCTTGCGGCCCGTGGCTACAACGTCAAGGAGCATCGGGCAGAAAACTGCATGACCGTCAGCAAAGGCGGCAGAACCAACGAGTTTTACTTCTTCGGCGGCAAGGACGAGAGCAGCCAGGATCTGATTCAGGGTATCACCCTTGCCGGGGCATTCTTTGACGAGGTGGCCCTGATGCCGCAGAGCTTCGTCAATCAGGCCACAGCCCGTTGCTCTGTCACCGGGTCAAAGTTCTGGTTCAACTGCAACCCGGGCAGCCCACAGCACTGGTTTTATCTGAAGTGGGTGCGCAAGTGCCGTTCCCGCAAGATGATGTATCTCCATTTCACGATGGACGATAACCTGTCACTTGCCGAGGACATCAAAGAGCGCTACCGCAGCCAGTACAGCGGCGTTTTCTATCAGCGCTACATTCTGGGCCTGTGGACGGTGGCTGAGGGCCTTGTCTACGATATGTTCGACCGACAAAAGCATATCATCGACAAGCTGCCGGAGCTGTCACCCAAGGGCGCGTATGTGGCGTGCGACTTCGGTACGCAAAACGCAACGGTTTTCTTGCTGTTCCAGATGCAGTCGGACACCGGCACATGGATAGTGACCCGCGAGTATTACTACAGCGGGCGCGAGCAGAAACGCCAGAAGACCGTGGGCGAGTATGTTGCAGACCTCAAGCGATGGTTAAACGGCACAAAGCCAGAAAAGGTCATCGTTGACCCGTCTGCACTGCCGCTTATCACGGAGCTAAAGCGAAATGGGTTCCCGATTCAGGCGGCAAACAACGACGTTCTGAGCGGCATTCTGGACGTTCAGACGATGCTCCAAGCCGGAAGATTAAAAATATACAGAGAGTGTAAGCGCACCATACAGGAGTTTGGCGTTTACGCATGGGACCCGGACAGAGAAGATGTGGTCATCAAGGAAAACGACCACTGTATGGACTCTATCCGGTATTTTGTACGCACGAAGCGCCTTGTCAAGCGGGCCGGAGGATAAAAAGTGGCTACATTTACGTTTCAGACATTCCAGCAGGCCCAGCAGGAAGGGCGGCTCACAGATTTTCTGTGGGATTTCATCCAGCAGCACAAATCTTCCCCGCAGGTGGCGGGCAGGACTGGCGCGCTGGCTGCTGATTTATACGACCGGCAGAAAAACCCGGGCGCAGAGCAGTTCGCCGCAGCCTACGCAGAGATGCTCAAGCGGGCGACAAACAACACCCGGGACATCATGAGGCCGGATATGGTCAAAAGCAACCTGTTCCGGCGGCTCAACAAGCAGCGCGCGGCGTACTCGCTGGGCAACGGCGTCACATTTGCCGATGGCACTGACAAGCTAAAGCTGGGCGCGACCTTCGACGAGCGGGTTTTTAAGGCTGGATATTTTGCCCTCATCCACGGCGAAAGCTTTGGATTTTGGAATTACGACCACCTGGACGTGTTTAAGCTGACCGAGCTTGCCCCGCTTTATGACGAGAACACCGGCACACTGCGAGCGGCTGCACGGTACTGGCAGCTCAACCCGGACACGGCAACAAAAGTGGTGCTGTACGAAGAAGACGGATACACCGAGTACAAGTCTCAGGCGCGTGGCGCATACCCGCTGCAAGAAGCTGCGGCAAAGCGTGGATACCTCAAGACCACGATTACAACCAACGTGGGCGGCGAAGAGTCTGTCACAGAGGACAATTACGGCGCCCTGCCCATTGTACCGCTTTGGGGCTCAGACCTGCACCAGAGCACGCTTGTTGGGCTTAAAGCCTACATTGACAACACAGACCTTGTCATGTCCGGCTTTTGCAACGATTTGCAGGACTGCGCGCAGATCTATTGGCTGTGCGAAAACTTTGGAGGCATGACGCAGGACGAGCTGCAAGGCTTTTTGCAGCAGCTCAACCTCTACCACGTCGCCAACGCCGACACCAGCGATGGCGGAAAGGTGCAGCCTTACACTACCGAAATCCCCGTCACGGCTCGGAGTACGTTGCTTGACCTGCTGCACAGCCGGTCTTATGAGGACTTCGGCGGGCTGGATGTGCATTGCGTGAGCGCGGACAGCACCAACGACCATCTGGACGCGGCCTATGAGCCGCTGAATCACAACGCGGATGATTTCGAGGCACAACTCACGCCCTTTATTCAGCAGATTTGCAAGCTGGCTGGGTTTGACAACGCTATGCCGACATTCAACCGCAGCAAGATCACCAACACAGCTGAGCAGGTCGCAACAGTGATTTCTGAGGCACCGATCATCGGGCAGGACATGGCCATTGACCTGCTGCCCAACCTGACCCCGGAACAAAAGGAGCAGGCCAAGGCCGCGCTGATGGCCGAGAGCGCAGCACGGGAGACCGTGGACGAGGAGGAGGAAAACAATGACGGATAATCTCATTGGAAAATTCATTGAGCTGAAAGAAAGCGATCGCATGCTTTTGGAGCGCCTTGCAAGCGCAGTTGAGATGGAACGAGGCACAACCTTCAAATACACAGTGCCGGACGTTCGACTGGTTGGGTTTGACAGGTTTGGACGACCGCAGTTTGAAAAAGGCGAAGCGAGAAAATGACCGACCGCGACCGCATTTCCGCCCGGCAGCTGAACCGCCTGCGCCGACGCATCCTCCGGGTGTACGGCACTGCACGCCGGGAGATGACCGAGCAGCTCACCGAGTTTCTGGGGAAGTATCGAGCTTTGGACGAGCGCAAGCGGGCGCAGCTGGATGCAGGCGAGATCACCGAAGAGGATTACCGCATCTGGCTGCAAAATCAGGTTTTTCAATCTGATTTGATGCGGGCCAAGCTGGACGGCATCACCCAGACCTGCACCACAGCCCAAGAGACGGCCTACAAGCTGGCCCGGGACGAGCAATACAACATCTTTTCCTTTGGCGCAAACTGGGCGTTCTACGAGCTGGAACAGGCTGCAGGCGTGACGTTCGGGCTGACCCTGTACAACACCGAGGCAGTCAAGCTGCTGCTGAAGGAAAACCCCAAGCTGGTGCCCAACAAGCGCATCAAGAGCGAGAGCAACCGCACCTATGACGCCCGGGTGTTCAACCGATACGTCATGCAGGGCATCGTGCAGGGCAAGAGCGTCCACGACATCGCCGTGCAGGCCGTAAACGGCATGGCAGACACAGAGATACACTGGGCCATGAATAACGCCATCACGGCGCTCACAGGGGCCCAGAACGCCGGGGCATTGCAGCAGATGAGAAACGCTCAGGCTTTGGGCATCGAGGTCAAAAAGCGCTGGAACTCCACCCACGACTACCGCACCCGTGAAATGCACCGCCTGCTTGACCAGCAGACGGCAGAGCTTGACGAGCCGTTCAAGGTCATGGGTTACGAGATACAGCACCCCGGTGACCCAAACGCGGCCCCTGAGATGGTCTACCACTGCCGCTGTGTGCTGTCCTCTGCGCTGGGCAGGTACCCTCGGCAGAACGCTATGCAGCGGGACAACGTGACAAAAGAGGTCGCGCCAGTCATGGATTACACCGAGTGGTATAAATCCAAGGGCGGCAAGGAAGCCGAGCAAATGTGGTGGGCGGAAGAGCGCAAGCGCAGAAAGGAGAGTTCCAAAAATGAGTAAACGAGGCTCTGGTAGTTCTACAAGGGCGAGCAGCGAGAAGACTACGCTTGATGAATTTCTCGCAAAACGTGGCTTAAGTTCGCCCATCAGCGATTACATGGACGATAAGATGCGCATTCCTCACGGCCTGACACGCCGCCAAAC